GTAAAGGCCAGAGACAAGGATGGGAGAAGGATATTCTCAGATGTGGATGAAATCAATCTGATGAATGAAGCCGATCCTGCTGTGATCACGCGAGTATGTGGTGTTATCAATAATGCCAGTGCCAGACCAGATCCTGCTGATTTGGAAAAGGAGTAGAAACCAACGGCGAATTAAGGTTGCTCATTATGTTGGCCGATCGGCTTAAGATGCCAATCGAAAAAGTGATGCAATTATCGACGTTGGAGATTGACCTTTGGCTAGCATACTTGAAATATGAAACCAAACAGGCCAACAAACAAATGAAAGGTGTGAGACACAAGTATGGCAAGCGTTAAACAGAACTTGGATATTGTAGTAGGTGTCAAGGGCGAAAGAAATCTTGATAACCTGGGCAATAAAGTAAGATCGGCCGAAAAAGGTCTTGGCGGTTTAGGTACCGCGGCCAGAGCGGCGGCCGGTGCATTGGCTGCAATTGGAGTTGGTAAAGCATTAAAAGGTTTTATCGACACAGGACGTTCTGTTGAAAATTTAAGATTAAAATTCAAATTTTTATTTGGCAGTGCCACAGAGGGTGCAAAAGCATTTGAGACATTAAGTGAGTTTGCGTCAACAGTGCCATTCTCGTTGGATCAGATTGCGGCGGCCTCGGGTAACTTGGCAGTTGTTTCCGAAGATGCCAGCGAATTGGGTAAAAACTTAGAACTTGCTGGTAACATTGCGGCAGTTTCTGGTTTGGACTTCCAATCTGCCGGTGAGCAATTACAGAGAGCATTATCGGGCGGTATAGGTGCTGCAGATTTATTAAGAGAAAAAGGCATAACAGCATTACTAGGATTTAAACAGGGTGCCAAAGTCACGGCGGAAGAAACAGCCGAGGCATTGGAAAGAGTGTTTGGTCCAGGCGGACGATTTGGTAATGCGGCACAATCATTAGCACAGACCTTTGATGGTGTTGTGTCAATGCTTGGTGATAAACTATTCAACTTCCAACGGGTTGTTGGTCAAGAGTTTGTTGACGAGTTGACCAGATCATTTGGTAACCTTAACACATTTTTAGAACAAAATGCAGACAAGATTGACACATATGCAAGGGCATTGGGTATCGGTCTTGCAAGGGCAGTGACTGCCTCGGGCGAAGCAATCAAATTTTTAAAAGACAATTCAGACGCAGTGTTAAAAGTAATGCAGTTCATTATTGCATTGAAACTTGCGGCATATTTCTTAAGACTGGCCAGTGCAATACAAGCATCAGCAGTGGCCATGAATATTTTGAACGCCTCAATGCTTAAAAACCCATTCATAAAAATTGGAATCGGATTGGGATCTTTTGTGGCTGGTCTATTTGTGGCAGAAAAAGCGGCCGAGTCGTTGTCTGAAAAAATTGACAGTGTTGTGGATCAAGCAAAAATCAACAAATTAAAAGAAGCGGCAGGTGCCATAGAGGATGCCATGATCATCAAGACTCCCGAAGAGATCAAAAACAAAGAGGAAAAAGAAAGAGAAGCTGCGCGTCAGGCATTGTTGCAAAAAGAAGAAAAATTTATTGAATCATTGGGCACATTGGGCGAAGATGCTCTACAAAAAAATATAAGATTAGAGCAGGAGCGAATTGCACGTCTAGAAAAATTACGAATGACTGATCTTGATGGATATCAAAAATACACAGATTTGATTACCAAAGTTGAGGAAGAGGCTGCCAAAGAAAGAACAGAAATTTACAAGAAAGAGGCCGAGGCACGAAAGGCCATGCAACAAAAAGACATTGAACTGATCAAATCTGGTAAGGCCGCAGACATAGATCTGACTGGTAAGACAGAGGAAGAAAAGAAACAATTGGTAATTGCTGCAGGATCAGACCTTTTGAGACAGGCCGCTTCACAGAACAAAAAAGCATTCCAGGCATACAAGGCATTACAGATTGCAGAGGCATTGATTGCAGGTAAATCTGCCGTTTTAGGTGCATTTGCAACAGGTAATAAAATTGGCGGTCCTATCGTGGGTGCTCTATTTGCGGCAGGTGCTGCTGGATATGTGGCATCACAGATCAATGCAATACGTTCGACACAGTATCAGGGTAGAGAGATTGGTGGTGCTGTTGCAGCAGGACAGAGTTATGTGGTTGGAGAAAAAGGACCAGAACTGTTCACACCCAATGCCACAGGATCGATCACACCAAACAACAGGTTTGAAGAGGGTGCGGGTGGCACAACAATAAACTTTAACATATCAACTGTGGATGCTCGAGGTTTTGATGAATTATTACAGACCAGACAAGATCTGATAATTAGTTTAGTAAACAGAGGATTAACAGAGAGAGGAAGACCGAGGTTAATATAATGGCAGGAACATTTCCCACAGCAGGCTTCACGGCCATGGAATTAAAAACAAATACCAAATCAAGATTGACTGAATCTGTTTCAGGACAGACACAGAGGATCAAATCGGGTGCACAATTTTGGAGTTTTAAATTGAAATCACCACCGTTGGACAGGACAGAGTTTAACACAATATACTCATTCATAGTGCAACAGGATGGTCAAGTGGAATCATTCACTGTGGTACCACCGGTTATCTCAAGCACAACAGGCACAATGACTGGCACAATCACAACGGCAGATGTCACATCAACTGATCCATTAATGAGTCCGGCGGCAGGATCAACAAATGTTGCAATAACAGACGATGGCACACCGTCAGGCACACTTAAAAAAGGTGACTTGATCAAATTTTCAAACCATAACAAAGTTTACATGTTGACTGCCGATTTGACATTGGCCAATGACAGTGCAGTCAAGCAAATGAGTTTTTATCCGCCTTTGGTCACATCATTGACTGCAGGCACAGACACAGTCACATACAACAATGTGCCATTCACAGTGTTTTTTAACAGTGACCAAATAAGTTATGAATTGTTGGCTGACGGTTTATACAGATACGAGATAGATGTCAGAGAGGAGTTATAATGACTCGAAATATATCTACCACATTACAGACCAAGTTAGAGGGCAAAAGTGTATTTGTTGCAGACTTGATCGAGATGCATTTTTCATCACCGCTGTATTTTACCACTACCAACATCAACTTGCAGTATGATTCACCGACGGCACCCGACGCAGGCACAAACACTTACCTTGCACAGGGATTATTCCTAAACTACGGAGACATCATTGAAAATTCAGACCTAAGGGTTGGCACACTGGAATTAAATTTCACTGCGGTGGATCCCACTATGGTTGCAGTTTTATTGAACAACGATTTCATAGACAAGAGGGTTGTTTTGTACAGGGCAGTGTTAAATTCAGACTATTCGTTCACATCAGACGATGTGTTCACGATTTTCGATGGGCGTATTTCAGGTTGGGCAATATCAGAAGAACAAAACACTGCAAGTGTGTCACTGTCTGTGGCATCATTCTTTGCAGATTTCAACAGAACCAATGGACGAAGGACCAATCCCGCATCACAGAATTTGTATTTTCCCAATGATCGTGGAATGGACTTCTCACCACAAATTGTAAAGGACATACGATGGGGCAGACCATAAAAGCAATAACACAAGAACACTACAGTGATGGCTTGGACTTGGCCAAACAATCAATCAAAGAACTTTATGGCATAGAAAAGTTTAATCCGATTGATTTTAATTTCAAGGTAAAAAATTTATTTGTTTTACCTGGTAACATAACTCGTGGTATTTTTATAGACGGCAAGATGATTGGTTTTTTTATCATGTCTGAACACAACATATTGTGGAACAATGATAAAAAATTATCCATCGACTTCTTTTATGCACAACCAGAGTTCAGGACAAGAGAAAACATGGACACAATCTACAACTATGTGGAGGACTATGCTTTGACACATAAATTTTCAAGCATAATGTTCAATGATCAACTGCCATTTTTTGCAAATCACATATGTGACAACAATGATGTTGTAAAATTGAGCACACAATACGAAAAGGACATGGCATGATAATAAGACCAATCACCAGGGAAGATGTGCCACAGTGTGTGGATTTGGGCTATGAACAGTTCATGGCTTCAAGATTCAATTACTTGCACTATGACAGGGAAAAGATAAAAACACAATTTTTGAATGCAGTGGATCATCCCACAAGGCGAGCATTTGTGATAGATCACAATGGGGAATTGGTTGGCATAGTGGGTGTGTCGTTGGAACAGTTTGAATACAACTATGACACTTTCGCAATGGATCATTTCTACTACATCAAACCCGAGCATAGAAAAGGTCTGTTGGCCATGAGGCTGTTCAAGATAGCAGAAGATTGGGCAAAAAAGAACAGGGCCATTGAAATCCATTTCAATTTTGCATTCAATGACGAGGGACAGAGGATAGCAAAATTCATGGACAGATTGGGCTATGTAAAATACAACGAACATTACAAGAAGTTATTAGTGATATGAAAATATACAAAAAAATAGTTTTTGACAAAGACGACAACATCATAGAAGCGGAAGCATACGAACACACAGGTCCTGTCGCCGAATGCAAAGGCGGCGGAGGCGGAGGTGGTGGCGGCATCATCAA